ACTTTAAAAAATTATACTATGATTCAGACGTTACAAAAAGAAACCGTAATGGACAAACAAAGTCTGGTTTATATTCTCTTTTTGTCCCAATGGAATGGAACTATGAAGGATTTCTTGACGAATACGGACAACCAGTCTATCATATGCCTGATCATGATGTCTTCGGGCCAGATGGCGAGTTAATAGATTACGGCATAATTGATCACTGGAATAATGAAGCAGAGGGTTTAAAAAACGATCAAGATGCTTTAAACGAGTTTTACAGGCAGTTTCCAAGAACTGAAGAGCATGCGTTTAGAGATGAAGCAAAAAATAGTATATTTAATTTAGTTAAGATATACGAACAAATAGATTACAATGAAGGTATTGGCGCGCAAGGCAATGTAAACACTGGTAATTTTCAATGGGTAAACGGAATTAAAGATACACAAGTTATATTTTATCCAGATCCAAAAGGTAGATTTAACGTAAGTTGGTTTCCTCCTAGCCAAATGCAAAATAGAATAATTACAAAAAAAGGTATTAAATATCCTGGAAACGAGCACATGGGTGCTTTTGGCTGTGATAGTTATGATATATCAGGTACAGTAGATGGTAAGGGTTCTAATGGTGCTTTACATGGTTTAACTAAGTTTAGCATGGAAGACGTACCACCTAATCATTTTTTCTTAGAATATATAGCTAGACCACAAACAGCAGAGATATTTTTTGAAGACGTATTAATGGCTTTAGTTTTTTATGGTATGCCATTGCTTGCAGAAAACAACAAACCTAGATTATTATATCATTTAAGACGTAGAGGTTATAGAGGTTATAGCATGAACAGGCCAGATAAAATTTGGAATAAACTATCAACTTCAGAAAAAGAAATAGGTGGTATACCAAACTCTAGTGAAGATATAAAACAAGCGCACGCTGCGGCTATTGAAATGTACATACAGCAGCACGTTGGTCATTTAGAAGATGGTGTTTATGGTAATATATATTTTAACAAAACGCTAAACGATTGGGCTAGATTTGATATAACAAAAAGAACTAAGTTTGACGCAACAATAAGTTCTGGATTAGCTGTTATGGCTTGTAATAGAAATTTATATAGACCAAACGCTAAAATTGAAAGAGACAAATTAAACATAAGTATTGCTAGGTATACTAACGCTGGTAATACATCTAAAATAATAAAATAACAGATGGCAGAGTATATTAACAATTATTTCCCGAGTCAAGTTGTAAGTGATGCAGAAAAACTTAGTTATGACTATGGATTAAAAGTTGCTAAGGCTATAGAACACGAGTGGTTTAACAAAGACCAAGGTTTAAATAGATACCATAAGCATTATAATGATTTTCATAGATTAAGATTATATGCTGAAGGTAATCAATCAATACAAAAATATAAAGATGAGTTATCTATAAATGGTGACTTAAGCTATTTAAATCTTGACTGGACACCAGTGCCTATTATACCTAAGTTTGTAGATATAGTTGTTAACGGTATGTCAGAAAGAGTTTATCAAGTAAAAGCTTATTCTCAAGATCCTTATGGTGTAGAAAAAAGAACTCAATATATGCAGTCTATATTAGATGATATGCGTAACAAAGAGATGAACGATTTTGTACAAGAAAAGTTTAATATAAACTTGTATCAAAACGATCCTGAAGAAGTTCCAGAAACACAAGAAGAATTAGAATTACATATGCAGCTAACTTACAAGCAAGCTGTAGAAATAGCAGAAGAACAAGCTATAAACGTTTTAATGAATGGTAGCAGATATGATTTAATTAAAAAAAGGTTTTATAGAGATTTAACTGTTTTAGGTATAGGCGCTGTTAAAACTAATTTTACAACATCTGAAGGCGCTACAGTAGAATATGTTGATCCGGCGGACTTAGTTTATTCATATACTGAGTCTCCACATTTTGACGATATATATTATGTTGGTGAGATAAAAACAATACCAGTAAACGAATTAGCTAAACAGTTTCCACATTTAGAACAAAGTGATTTAGAAGAAATAATAAATTCTAGATCTTTATATACTAATAACTCTTATAAAAACGCTAGTAGTTACGATGAGTTTGACAATAACAAGGTTCAAGTTTTATATTATAATTACAAAACTTATACTAATGAAGTTTACAAATTAAAAGAAACATCTACTGGTTCTGAAAAAGCTATAGAAAAAGACGATCAATTTAATCCACCAGAAGAAATGGAAGGTGGTTTTTCTAAATTAGATAGAGTTATAGAGGTTTTATTTGAAGGCGCTTTAGTTGTTGGTACAAATAAACTTTTAAGCTGGGGTATGGCTAAAAATATGATGAGGCCAAAAAGTGACTTTACTAAAGTTAAAATGAATTATAGTATCGTAGCGCCTCGTATGTACAAAGGAAATATAGACTCTTTAGTAAAAAGAATTACTGGTTTTGCTGATATGATTCAGCTTACGCATTTAAAGTTACAGCAAGTAATGTCTCGTTTAATACCTGATGGTGTTTATTTAGACGCGGACGGACTTGCTGAAATAGATTTAGGTAATGGTACTAACTATAACCCTCAAGAAGCATTAAATATGTTTTTTCAAACAGGTAGTGTTATAGGTAGAAGTTTTACTTCTGACGGTGATATGAACCCTGGTAAAGTACCTATACAAGAAATATCTTCTAACTCTGGTGGTAGTAAAATGCAAGCACTTATAGGTAATTATAATTATTACTTACAGATGATTAGAGATGTAACTGGTTTAAATGAAGCTAGAGATGGTAGCACGCCAGATGATAGAGCTTTAGTTGGTATACAAAAAATAGCAGCAGCTAATAGTAACACAGCCACAAGACATATATTAGATTCTGGTTTATTTTTAACAGCAGAAGTATCAGAGCAGTTATCACTTAGAATATCTGATATTATAGAATATTCACCAACAAAAGATGCTTTTATACAAGCTATAGGTGTGCATAACGTAGCTACACTTGAAGAAATGTCTGAGCTTCATTTATATGACTTTGGTATATTTATAGAACTTATGCCAGACAGTGAAGAAAAAGCAATGCTTGAAAACAACATACAAATGGCATTACAGCAACAAACTATAGATTTAGAAGACGCTATAGATGTTAGAGAAATAAGTAATGTTAAACTAGCTAATCAAGTTTTAAAAATACGTAGAAAAAAGAAACTTGAAGAACAACAATTAATGAAAGAGCAAAACATGCAAGCTCAAGCACAAGCTAATGCAATGCAACAACAAGCCGCTGCTCAGATGGAAGTTCAAAAGCAACAAGCACTTACGCAGTCTGAAGCTCAATTAGAACAACTAAAAGCACAGCTTGACGCACAGAAAATGCAGTTTGAAATACAAGCTAAACAACAACTTATGGCTTTAGAGTTTCAGTTTAACATGCAGTTAAAAGGTTTAGAAGTAGAAAGCACTAAACAAAAAGAAACGATGAAAGAAGATCGTAAAGATGAAAGAACTAGAATACAAGCTAGTCAACAGTCTGAACTGATAGAACAAAGAAAAGGTAATCAACCGGCTAAAAAGTTTGAATCATCAGGTAATGATATATTAGGATCTATTGGTGATATGTCTCAGTTTGGACCTAGGTAAAAATTATTAATTATTATTATATTATATTATGGCAAAAAAGAAAAAAGAAACAGATAATGTTACTAAGGTAAATCTTAGTAAAAATAAAGAACAAAAAGATGATAACATCATCAAAGTAGATTTAACTAAAAAACCAGAAGCAGATGCCGTTCCAGAGCAAAGCACAGATGAGGTTCCTGTACGCGACGAATCCCAAACTAGCGAAAAGGTACTCGAAGAAAACGTCGAAACAACAAATGAAAAACTTACCGGAGAAAGCACCGACGAGGTTCAAAATGAAGAAGCACCCGTTGTTGAGGAAATAACAACAGAAGAAACAGAAGAACCAATTAAAAAAGTTCAAGAAACTGTTGTTGAAGAAGAAAACACGAGTGAACCTTTACCTGAAAACATAGAAAAGCTTATTAATTTTATGAACGAAACTGGTGGAGATTTAAGTGATTACGTTAAGTTAAATCAAGATTATTCACAATTAGATAATCTATCTTTATTAAAAGAATATTATAAACAAACTAAACCACATTTAGATTCAGAAGAAATAGACTTTATGATGGAAGATAATTTTTCTTTTGACCAAGATGTAGACGAAGAAAAAGATATAAAAAGAAAAAAACTAGCTTTGAAGGAGCAAGTTGCTCAAGCAAAGTTGCATTTAGAAAATGCAAAAACCAAGTACTATGATGATATTAAATACGGTAGCAAGTTAACAAACGAACAACAAAAAGCTATTGATTTTTTCAACAGGTACAACAAAGAGTCAAAAGAACAGCAAGAAGTAGCTGAAAAACAAACTCGTACTTTTTTAAATAAAACTAATCAATTGTTCAACAAAGAGTTCAAAGGTTTTGAATATAACGTTGGCGATAAAAAGTTTAGATATAATGTAAAAGATACTAGTTCTGTTAAAGAAACTCAAAGTGACATTAATAATTTTGTTAAGAAGTTCTTAAATAAAAATAATGAAATGGAGGATACTAAAGGCTATCACAAGTCTTTATTTACAGCCATGAACGCTGATGCTATTGCAAAACATTTTTACGAACAAGGTAAAGCCGATGCTTTAAAAGACAGCATTGCTAAATCTAAAAACGTTAGTATGGACCCAAGACAAGAGTTTAACGGTCAAATAAATACTGATGGTGTAAAAGTAAGAGTGTTAGGTAATAGTTCAAATGACTTTAAATTTAGAATTAAAAACAAAAATTAACAATTAAAATTACAAAATTATGGCAATTACTAATGGCCCAAATTTAAATAGCACGCCTGCTGCAAAACAGCAAGCGCTATCAACGAACTACTTAGACTTAAATACAAGTGGCGCGTGGGCACAACAATACGTTCCAGATTTAATGGAAAAAGAAGCTGAGGTTTTTGGACCTCGTACAATTTCTGGTTTCTTAGCACAAATTGGCGCTGAAGAGGCTATGACCGCTGATCAAGTTATTTGGTCAGAGCAAGGTAGATTACACTTTTCTTACAAAGGTAAGTTAAAAAATGATAATGACTTTTTAATACAAGCTGATATTGATGAAGCTACTAGTATTACAGCTGGTCTTGATACTGCTCACGGTGTTAGAGTAAACGATACTGTTATTGTTTCTAACGCTAACGGGGTTGTTAAAGCTATGGTTACAGCTATTACAAATAATGACGAGTTAACTTTAGCTACTTATGATGGTTCTACTATAGCACAGTTAAACACTAATTTAACTACTACTATATTAGTTTATGGATCTGAATTTGCTAAAGGTGTTGGTTACAATGCTGCAGGAGCTGCTCTTGATAACGATAGAACTGCTCACGAGCCACAGTTTAAAACTTTCTCTAATAAACCAATTATAATGAAAGATTACTACGAAGTATCAGGATCTGATTCTTCTAGAATTGGTTGGGTTGAAGTATCTACTGAAGCTGGACAATCAGGTTACTTATGGTACTTAAAAGCTGAAGCTGACACAAGAGCAAGATTTGCTGACTACGTTGAAATGGCGATGTTAGAAAGTGAAATTGGTTCTGATAATGCTCACAATTTAGGCGCTGGTGGATCTGGTGCTGCTCATGGAGTTGATGCACACCTTGGTTTAGCAACAGGTGATAACACAGGTACTGAAGGTTTATTTGCTGCTATTGAAGATAGAGGTAATGTAACTACTGGTGTTACTGGTGTTAACGCTGCTACTGATTTAGCTGAGTTTGATGCAATACTTGCTGAGTTTGATAAGCAAGGTGCTATTGAAGAGTACATGATGTTTGTTAACAGATCAACTAGCTTAGC